GTCAGGATTGGATGCGCGTCAGGCGCTTACGGATCACCGGGAAATGCGATCTGTTTTGAAATGGCACCGACAGCCCGATCAAGATGATCGGCCAAAAGATGCCGATACTCGTCGTCCAGCATCTGTGCTTGCTTGTCTGCGCAACGCTGCAAAAACACTCGTCTCACGCGAGCGCGTTCGGGGTGGTACATGACCGCCGCTGCACTGCATGCTGTTCCTGCACGTCCTCGCGTGTCGGGGGATGACGGAAAAAACGTCTTCTCCCTGTATGACGATCTTCGCGAGAATCGAATCAATGCCCTGGCGCGGTTGCTCAATCAGGCCATGCAGGCCGGGGACAGGTGGGAAGCCTACCGCATCCAAAAGGAATGGAAAGCCGCGATTGACGCGCGTTCACCCATGAAAACATGGCTGATCGAAGAGGAAGACAAGGCGCGGTTGCGGGCTCAAAGAAAGGCCCGCCGTCAAGGCTTGAAGAAAGGGAGCTCGCCGCAAACGGCCAAGAAGGCGTTTGCGAATATCAAGCGGGAACTGGACGACATTGACCCAGAAGACCAAACACCATTTTGACGATACAACATCGGGACAAAGATGCCGTGTTACCACAACCATTAACCCCCGCCAGTTGCGATCTGCGCGACTTCAAATACATTCCGCTGGATGTGGCGCAGTTCCGCGACAGCGAGCTGGCCGCCGATGAAACGCCCGAGGTCTGTTGGGCCGCCATGTTGGTGCAGGCGGCATCATGGCATCAACTGCCCGCCGCCAGCCTGCCCGATGACGATAACTGGATTGCCAAGGTTGCCAATTACCGACTGCGCGGAAAAACAGATCGGGCATGGAAACGGGTGCGTGAGGGCGTGCTGCATGGGTGGGTCAAATGTGCAGATGGCAGGCTCTATCACCCGGAGCTCGCCAAAAAGGCCAGGGGAGCATGGAATACTAAATTGAAACAGCGCCACAAAACCGAATGCGCACGCTTGGCGAAACTCAACTTGCCGCGCCCTGCATTCGATGAATGGGTGAAACAGGGCTGTCCTTTTGGCTGCGATGGAGAGAAATTATCGCCGCAGCAGGAAATCCAGCAGGAGTTCCCGCAGGAGTTCCACATGGACATCCAAGGAGAAGGAGAAGGGGAAGTAAAAGGAGAAGTAGAACAAAAGCAAAATCAAAAGCAACCCCCCTATACCCCCCAAGCCAAAAACGTGATGGACAGCGCACATGACGGGCTTTCGCCGTCATCGGCTGACGCCGCTGAACGGCACGCGGTCCTGCTGGATGAAATCATCAAACCACCAGACCCACATCCACCCGACGGTGAGCCTCCACCAGACCCGCAAGCTTCCTTGCTGCCAGTTCCACCAGGAGCCAAACCCGCACGCGATCAGCGCATCGTGGAGACCATCGTGGATGCCTATCACCACCACCTGCCGCACTGCCAGCACGTCTCCGCACTCCCTCCGAAACGACGACGACGAATCCTCAACGCGGACAAAATGGCGCGCACGCTGTGCAAGCAGCAGGGCTTGAGCTACCACCCGGAGGATTACTGGGATGATTATTTCGCGTGCTGCGAACCCGACCCGTGGTTGAACGGCACCGCGTCCAATCCAAACAATCCGCACTGGAAACAGAACATCGAGGTCTTGCTCGATGAAAAACGCTTTGCGCAAATCATGGATAACGCACTGTGGCAGATGAAGAAAGCGGCATGAAAACATCAACACCGCCACAACTCCCACACAGCATCGAGTCCGAGCAGTCTGTCCTTGGCGGGCTGATGATCGGGTTCGACGTGCTGCACGAGGTCATCGACCAAATCAGCGAGCAGGATTTTTTCCGCAAAGACCACCAGTTGATCTATCGCTCGATCTGCGAATTGGCGGCCAAGGGAACGCCGTATGATGCCGTCACGATGGGGGATTGGTTCACGTCCCAGGGATTGGGCGAGATGGTCGAAGGGGGTGCGTATCTGACCGAGCTCGCCACCACCACGCCATCGGCGGCGAATCTGCGCGCCTATGCCGAAAAAGTGCGCGAAAAGGCGATGCAGCGAAAGCTGATCGACATCGGCCAAAAGCTGACACAGGAGGCATGGAGCCACGGTGAACCGTTGGAGGTGATCGGGAATGCGCAATCGGCAATGGGTGCCTTGCTGGATCATTTGCCGTGCGAGCTCGAACCCATCCACCCGGTATTGACGCGGGTGTTCGACACGCTGATGGAGCGCGCGCAATCGGCACAGGATGGTACGAGCATCCACGGGTTGACCACGGGCATTGAGGAACTCGACAATCTGTTGGGCGGGATGGTGACGGGCGGTCTGTACGTGCTGGCGGCGCGCCCCAAGATGGGCAAGACCACGTTGGCGCAGAACATCGCCGCGCACTGCGCGCTGGAACGCGAACGCCCGGTCGCATTTTTCAGTTTCGAGATGCAGCCTGAAGAGTTGGGACAGCGGCTCTTGTCCAGCATCGGCGGGATCGACGGCCAGCGATTGCGCGGCGGCGATTTTGATGATGAGCATTGGCCGAAGCTGAATGAAGCCGTGCGCCGCATCAAACGCGCGCCGTTGTTCATCAGCCGTCCCCGGCAGGCGCGGGTCGAGCACGTCATTGCCCAGGTGCGCCGCCAGCATGCACGGCAGAAACTGGGCTTGGTCGTGATCGACTATCTGCAACTCATGCACACCCGGGGCGACAACCGGGCACAGGCCATCGGCGACATTACCCGTGCGCTGAAACTCATGGCCGGGGAATTGAAGCTCCCGGTGCTGTTGCTCTCACAGTTGAACCGCGAGGTGGAAAAGCGCCCGGACAAACATCCGCATGTTGCTGACCTGCGCGATTCGGGCAGTATCGAGCAGGATGCCGATGCGGTGATCTTCATCTATCGCGATGAGGTCTACAACACAGACAGCCGCTGGCGTGGCAGCGCGGAACTGATCGTGGCCATTTCCCGCAACGGCCCCACGGGCGATGTGCGGGTGCAGTATCAGCCGCACTTGTTCCGTTTCCAGTCACTGCCCGAAGGATGGATGCCTGCGCCATTGCCGGAATCCGGCAGTCCGTCGCATCAGCGTAGATTCGGGCAGAAACGGACGTTCAAGACGTCCATTGACGCGAGGCAGGCCGCATGACGGTTCAAGACCTCATCCTGCCCTGGCCATCGCCCGATCTCTCGCCCAATGCGCGCGGACATTGGGGGAAACGCATGCGCGCCACCAAAGAGGCACGCGGGCTGGCGTTTGTCATGGCGCGCAAGATCGGCTGGAATGTGTCCCTGTCAAAGCCGTGGGTATCCGATGCGCCGATCACGCTGCACGTCGATGTGTTCCCGCCCGACCGCAGGCGGCGCGATCATGACAATATCGGGGCCAGCCTCAAGGCGTACCGCGATGGCATCGCCGATGCGCTCGGGGTCAATGACCGCCGCTTCCGCGAAACGCTGTTCATCCACGACAATCCCAAGCCCGGCGGGCAAATCCGGGTGTGGCTTCCGCCCATCACGGACACGGAACGGTGAATGCGACAGCATGGCCCGCGCAGGCAACAGCGCACGCCCAAGCCGGAATTGTGGCTGTCCGACGATTCGGCCCAGGTGTCACTCGCACTCGCGCTGTGGCGGCGCGTCAGGCAGGCGCGCTATGCCCGGCAGACGGGGACGGTCATTGCGGTGGATGACATGGGCGGTGTCTACCTCATGTGCGCCGAGCTCCCGGCCACCGGGCGGTTCATCGCCGAGCATCCGGACTGGATTATCGGCACCTACGCCACTGACCCGGCCAGCGCACAACCGAGCGTGCCGAGCGTGGACATGATTCTCGATGACCTCGTACAGCGCCTGTCCGTTGATTGAGACCGGCGTAGCGGCATAGTAGGGCCCCATTACGGCCCTTTTGGTTTTCCTGCTTGATGTCCCGCGCACTCACGCCCAAACAAGCGGCGTTCTGCCAGCACTACATCGAAACCGGCAACGCTTCGGAAGCGTACCGGCGTGCCTACGATGCTGACAACATGAAGGCGGGAACCATCGTGCGAAAGGCGAAAGACACGCTCAAGCACGCCGGTGTCGCCGCTGAAATCCAACGCCTGAAAAACCGCGCCGCACATGAGCACGACGTCACCATCGCCTCCCTGATGCGGGAACTGGAAGAGGCACGTCTGCTTGCCATCGAAAAGCACGACCCCAAGGCGATGATCGCCGCGACCCTGGGCAAAGGCAAGCTCGCAGGGGTGTTCAGCGGTAAACCTGACGACGACGCGCCGCCGCCCTCAAAGATCGATGTGACCATCCGAAGGGCGAAAAAGGACGAACCATAGCCTCCGTTGACTCGCCGCTCCATGCTGTGAACATGGGCCAGACAAACGAAACCCCCAACCGCTACCAACGGTCGAGGGTTTCTGTTCCAACCCCTATTCCTCACATAGGAGCAAGACATACGTGGATATTACGCCACTGGTGAACTTGATGAAAGACATCTTGCATGACTACGGATTGTGGCGCTTCATCCTGGGTGCCGGGTGGGTCGTCCTGTGCTGGCGGTTGCCCGACATCATCCGCGCATTGCGCTGGTGGTAGCCCTTGATTTACACCCGCCCCGCCGCCACCGCCTCACCCAGCACCTCGTTGATGCGCGTCTGCCAGCCCCGTCCGGTCGCGCGGAACGCGGCCAGAATCGGCGCATCCAGGCGGATGTTGATCTGCTCCTTGGGGTTGTCCAGCGGCGGGCGGCCACGTTTGCGAATCGCTTCCATCCGCGCTGCGTGCTCGGCATCGGTGACAGGGACGGCCCGGACCGGATTGCGCTTGTCGGTCAGTGCGGCGAACTTCTCGGGAGAAAAGAACGCCCGCGCCGACATGACGCGCGGTTTGACCTGCTCCCATTCCTCATCGGTCAGCACCGGGCAATCGGGGTCGCTGGCCGCAGCGGCGGCAATGGCGGCGCTTTCTTCATCGCTCGGCATGCGCAGCGGGATTTTTCTACCGTCCTTCAAGGTGACGGATATAACGTTTGGTTTCATGTTTTTCTGCCGGTCGCAAGCTGATGATACGGGTGATGCTTTCGCCTTCAACAAAGGTGACATGGAACACGTCCGCCCCGATGAAGCCCCAGCCCGTCATGCGCACTTCACCGTAATCAAAGCGGGCATCTTCCCAGATGTACGCCAAATCCCAGTTCAGACGCTCCGCCTCGGCCAGCGATATTCCGTGCTTGCGGCGGTTGATCGCGTCTTTGGCCGGGTCGTACTCAATCTGCATGGATTTATCATATCCCCAATTAATCAGCGTGTCAACCCGCTTGACATCTCCGCCAACCCTGCTATGCTCACTCCCGCTGCCCAACAAAACGGCAGCGCGGGTGTGGAAACCCGATTCACCAGGCGCAGACAGGCCGCGCCGTCCCATTGGGATTGCAGCGGCCTTTCATTTGCGCAGCGCACAGGTCAGTTCCTTCTAGGGGCAGGCGGTGCGGGAAGGGGCAACCCTTGCCGGTTCTGGTGACCGGTTTTCCACCCCGCATCGTCTGCCCGCCTTTGTGGAAAGGGCGGGTTCAATCCCATCACCAGAGGAACACCACCATGACCATGCACCACACCCCGAGTCTGGCCGCCGCATCCGCAGCCATCCAACCCACCCCCAGCGTCCATCAACTGCGCAGCGCGGTTGAGACCATGGACAGTCTGGCCCAGGAGGGCTTTGCCCAGATTGCGGCGATTGCCAAGCTGGCCCTCTCACACCTGCAAACCGCCAACGGCTGGCAGCATGTGGACACTCTGGCGCACGCGCTGGAAGCCATTCAGGGCAAAGCCGAGGTGCAACACGACTGCATCAGCCACGAAGCCCGCGAGGTCGGCTGCGGCTGGCAGGATGCCGCTGCGCAGCGGCGCATGACGGCACAGCGCACCGTGACGCAATTGGAGGTGGCCGCATGAACGCGCTCATCCAAACTACGGTCAGCATGACCAGCCGCGACATCGCCGAACTGGTGGATTCCCGGCATGACGATGTGAAGCGCTCCATCGGGCGGCTTGTAAATCAAGGCGTTATCGAATTACCGCCAACGGCGGAAATTCCCACCGCCACAAAACCTGTGACCGTCTACATCTTCACCGGCGAACAAGGCAAGCGCGACAGCATCGTCGTTGTGGCGCAGTTATCCCCGGAGTTCACGGCGCGGCTGGTAGACCGCTGGCTTGAACTGGAAACGGCGGCGAGCCGCCCCCCGGCAATCCCGCAGACCCTGCCCGAAGCCTTGAGGCTGGCGGCAGACCTGGCCGACCAGAAGCTGGCCCTTGAACACCAGATGGCCGAGCAGGCTCCGAAGGTACAGGGCTTTGACCGGATTGCCAATGCGGACGGGCTGTTGACGTTGCGCGAGACCGCGACCACGCTCAAGGTCCCCGAGCGCAAATTCATCCAGTGGATGCAGCAACACGACTGGCTGTACCGCCGTCCGGGCAAGGGAACCTTGTTGGGCTACGCCGAGCGCATCAAGCAGGGATTTCTGGAACACAAGGCGATCACCATCCACAACACCGTGACCGGCATGGACGAGGTGCGCGAGCATGTGCGCGTCACTCCGCGCGGGTTGAGCATATTGGCACAGCGGTTCGGAGACGTGCCGGAAGCGGCATAGGCACATCCAGTTTCAGCACACGATTTGCCAACGCCCGTACATCCGTTTCAACCATGTGTTTCATGTTGCCCCCCTTGCGGGCTTTGAGTGTGAGAACCCATAGCCTACCGCAAGGGGGGCGACACCACCACCGGAGTTGATATGAACACCATTTTTATCAGCGAAAAGGATTGCCCCACCAACCGCGACCGGCTCAATACCTGGTATCGCAAGATACTGCCAGCCCTGACCGAACGCTCCAATACCTGGTCGCGCCTGCGCGTGCGCGGAGAGCACATCAAACGCAGGTGGCGCGCCTACTGGAAGCAGCGCGACACCCTCAAATTCAGCAACATCACCCATTTTCAATCGAGGAAAACCCCGTGAACACCGCACTGACCACACTCACCCAGAAACTCGCCACCACCTTGAATATGGGCAATGGCGCGGAACTGACCGAAACCCTCAAGGCCACCGCCTTCAAAGGCAACGTCAGCGATGCCCAGATGACCGCCTTGTTGATTGTCGCCAACCAATACGGCCTCAACCCGTGGACAAAAGAGATTTACGCCTTTCCCGACAAAAACAACAGCATCGTTCCCGTCGTTGGCGTGGACGGATGGAGCCGCATCATCAACTCGCACCCGCAATTCGACGGCCTTGATTTTGAACAGGACAACGAAAGCTGCACCTGCATTATCTGGCGCAAAGACCGCGCCCACCCGATCAAGATCACCGAATGGTTATCTGAATGCAGACGGCAAGGCCAAGGCCCGTGGACAACCCACCCCCGGCGCATGCTCCGCCACAAAGCCATGATTCAGTGCGCACGCCTGGCTTTTGGCTACGTCGGCATCTACGACCAGGACGAAGCCGAGCGCATCATCGAAGCCGAACCCATCCCCCAGCGCCCGGCCCTCACCGCCGAACCGGTCGCGCTTCCCGAATATTCAAACGAGCAATTCAACAAAAACATAGAGACATGGCGCGACCTCATCGAGTCCGGTAAAAGCACAGCCGAGCGGATTATTGCCATGATTCAGAGCAAAGCAACACTGACCGAAGACCAGAAACTCGCCATTTACGACCTCGCCCCGCCGGAGAATCCCCAATGAAAATGATCGATATCCAACAAGGCTCAAGCGACTGGCACACCCACCGCGCCGCCCATTTCAACGCCAGTGATT